TGGGTGGGTTGGTGTGGCGGAGGCCCAGTCTTACACCGTGACTATCAGCGGTGTCACTGACCCCACTCGCAATCTGTTTCCGGCCAGTGCCATCAATGGTGCGTTCCCTTGCAATGACCTGGCAGGTGGTGGAATTTCATTCGCCAGCGGTCGTCGGGTCAGTCCCATTAAGTGCGCCGCTGGTAACTTTCGGGCACAATGCTTTTTAGAGTCCGAGTCGCTACGCAATGGCTCGGCAATCGTTCGGGTGCGCGTAAGCATTGGCGCGGGTGCTGTTGGCGAGGACGGCCAGATAACCTACCAGAAGATTGTCAGTGAGCCAGTAGACTTTAGCGGCATGACGTTACCATTCTCTGGCATCTTGAATAACGCCATCGGTCTGCCAACTGGCTATGCTGGGTCGCAAGCGCGGGTCAACTAGCCCCACTGCTTCAACACCCAAGCGTGGGCGTTGTTCAGCCACTCTTGACGCTTCGCACAGCCGCCGCATTGTGGGATGCCTAAAGCGTCCGTCAGTTGCTTGATTCTGTCGCCAAACAGCAGTTGCCGCGAAGCCTCTGGAAAGTGCTGCGATATATCTTCTGGCTCACGCTTAACACCGCAGACGCAGTGCATTCTTTCCTTTGTCGTCCAGTTGGTAATCATGCGGCAATTGACGCACTGATGACGAAAGTACCGCACGCCGTCTATCGTCTTTGTGTTGCGAATGCGCGATGGTGTCATATGTTCAGCGGCGTGATGGTACAGGTCAGCGAGCCTGCCGTATGCGTGTGCCCGTCCATGCAATCTTCCGAGTCGTTAATGGCGCTGCAAGCTGGGCCGTTGTTGAATGTGTAAGTAGTCGCTGGGTCTTGCCTGAGTGTTGTGCCCCATTTATTCAATAAAAGAAATGACGCACAAACGTGCGTTTCAATGCTCCATACACTGCAAATATCAATAGCGCAGCGATAGGTGCAGGCACCGCCTGCAAAGTTGCGCAGGGTGGTGTATGACGTTGCGATAAAAACGGTATCGTTGAACTCGGCAAAGTCTGTGCATGGATTGAATGGCGAAGTCGATGTAAAGCCGCTGAATTCAATTTGCACCGCATAGGGCCAGGTGCCTGTGTTGCAGATACTACACGCAGGCGCGCACGTTGGGCAGTCAGGGCGCGATACTGACAGCCGGTGTTGCCAGTCAAACGACTTAAAGGAAATCGTGCCTACTCGTGTTCCTGTGGCTAATCCCACCTTCGTGCCGGTAATGGTTACTGATTGGTCGATTGATGCGTAAATAGCCGACTCAGTGGCCCCATCGAAGATTTGTGCCGTCAGCAATCCATCGGAATAACACAACCGCACAAGCGTATCGACGTTGCGCGCGCCCTCGAATAGTGTTGCCTCAAAACCGTACAAGCTGACTGTCCCGGCATTCTTTCTTCCAAGCTGGATATAGCTTTCGGTATTCGTGAACCGCACTTGGCAGAAGTAAAAGTTGTTGTCGTCCACATAGCCAATTACCAATCGCGCTACGTCGTTGGATGTGTTGCAGTTGATGATAGCGGAAACGTAGCCAGACGGTTCGGCGTCGGGCTGCGTCTGTGTCGTCACCATCAAGCCATCTGCCGCGCTGCACACTGCTGCGTTGCTGCTGATAGACCAGTCGCCAGCACGCTCGCTCCATGAACTGCCCATGCTACTGGTGTTGGAGCGGTCGAAATCGTCTGAGAAGATGGCGCAGGATGGTGTACAGCAATTGCAGCCGGGATTGTTCTTCTTAGGCACCGCAGTCCTCCACAATCGGGAACCACTTCTTGCCCACCAAGCCGATTAAGATGTAGGTGTCGGCAGCGACTTCAGAAGACATTGCGTTCAGGACTGATTTGGTTTCCTCGGTTTCCTCGAACTCGTCATCGTCGTTGACCTGTTGAATCGTGACTTCGCCACTGCCGAGGGCAACGCCACTACGCGCAGGAATGGCCGAACCTGTTTTGGCCCACTTCACGTCGTCATAGCGGAAGGGCAATTGCTTGCGCTGATACCGTGGCCGTGGCACGTTCTCCCCGGTTGTTTCCTTGCGCTTCAGTTCACGCAGGAAGCGTACATCTTCGGCGGTGAGTCCATACAGTGGGTCAGCCATTAGAAGTTCAACGCCTCTTCTAGCTGGAGAACGTTAAAAGGGCGCGCGGTGTAGATCGTAGGGAAGCGGCGAAAGACGGGTTCCGCGTCGGTATCGAGTTCCGAGCCAAAGCCGTTTAGTAAACCAAGGCGCGGTTGCGGCGGGTCGTCGTCGGTCAGGAAGTAGTTTTTGAAGTTCGGTCCATCGGGGTTGATGGTCACGTAATAACTGCCGATGTCCAACAACTGCAAGTCCCAGGTATCAGGGCGAAACTCTAGCGTGTAGGTGGTTCGCCAGTAACGCAGGTTCTTCTTGTACTGCTTGCGGGTGCTGATGCCGTTCAGCTTGACCGTGCGTGGCCCACCCCCTTGAAAGTTGTCACTGTTGACCGTGTTGACGTAATCGCGAATCTGATTGATGTTCAGGAACAGTTCATTCCGCGTGATGGTCAAGACTGGGAAGTGTTCTTCCATCTCTGGCGGCGGGTCGAATGGTTCGCCAGCGGAAGTGACAGGCGCGCCGAATGTGTTGTCTACAAGCGTGCCGTTAGGGTCAAACACTTGCGACGCCAGTTGAATAACTCGCATCCGCGTGGCAAAGTCAAAGCTAACTTCAGGCGGCTCTAGTTCAAGGCTTTCTTCCTCGTTCTCCTCTTCCTCTGGGTCGTCGTGCTTCGATGAGTAGTTAACCGTGACTTCCCACAGGCGGCGCGAGTTGCCTACAGGGGCAGCGTTGCGGCTGATGCAGCGGGCAAGCGGGTCGTACTCGGTGGAGGTCTGGTACTGATAACCGAGGAATGGCAAGCCAGGACAGAACGAGACTTCGCGCGCGCCCGTATGGTCGCTGTCGGTTTCGACCACAAAGATGCGTTGGTATGTAATCTCGTCTTTGGTGGCAACCCGTTGCCGTCCTTCGGCACGCTCGCCACGCAGGGTCATTGCCATGTTAGCCCTTTACGTCCAGCAGGATTTCCACGCTGCCGATGCTGCCGATGACTGCGGTGGCGGTCGCAGCGTCATTCACCAGCACCGCCATGCGAATGTCGAGCGTATCGCCGGGGTTGAGCGTGGTCGGGGTAATCGTGAAATCAAAGTTCGCATCGGTCAGGCTGTTGATGCTCTGGGCGGAAGTGGCGCAGATGTCCGAGCCAATCCCCGCTTCGTCGTCCGAGCGGTAGACTTCAAAATCCACCGTGGCGGCACTGCTGGCTACCGTCGTAACCATCCCCGCGTGGGCGCGAATCGTGACCGACTGGCCCGCCACATAGGTATGCGGCAAGGCGAAACTGCACCGGGCGTAACGGGTCGTACTGCCTGCCGCTTTCAGGTCGCCGGTTTGAATCGCTGGCGAGCCAGTGCCGAACGTGCCGCCGACAATCGCCAGGTCATCCGTGGCCGCCGTGCCAGGCAGGTTCGTCTGCATCGCGTCCCAGACGCGCCAGTTCGTTGGCAGCAGCTTAAAGCGGGCATTGTCCTCTTGGGTGAGGCTACTACGGGTGTACTCTGGCTTGGTGCCGAATACCGACAGGTTGCCTTGAATCTGCACGTCACCGGGGAATACGGTCGGGGTTGCCATGTTGTGTCCTTATAGGTTCGCGGGCGCAAGCGTGACTGTCTTCTGCGCCGCGATCTTGCGCAGTTCTTTAAGTTGGTCGAGAAGGATCTTCTTGCTGCCGTCCTGTTCCCGCAGTGCCGCGTTGATGGCAGACGTAGCCGCTGACGAGCCAAGGGAAAATGCACCGGGCTGCACCATCTGCGCACGAATCGCGGCTTCGGCTACTTTGCCCTGTTCCTTCTGGGCTGTCTCCGAGGCTTTCTTGATGGCGGCGCGTTCTTTCTCAACTTGGGCAATGAAGTCGCGACCGGCTTGCCCGGACAAACCGCCTTCGAGCATCTTCTGGGCTTCGGCCATCGTGCGGGCCGAACGCTCTACCTCATTGCGGATGTTGTTCACCCCGTCGTCGTTATCGAACAGGTCGGTCATACTGACCTGCTCAAGTGCGACCTTGACCATTTCGAGCTTTGTCAGCCATTGGCCGAAAATCCAATCCGCCGCCGACTGCCAATACAGGAAGATGCCGCTGACGATACCTTGCAGGTTGGCCCATTGCGCACCCAGCCACGTCACCCAGCCGCCAATACCTTTAATGGCACCACTAGCAGACACTAGAGGAGCGAGCAATGCTTCGGCGTTCTTCAGGGCCACGATGAAGGCGGGTGCCAGTTCGCCACCGACGCGCAGAATCGTCAGGTCAATCTCGCGATTGATTTCCTGCCAGGTGTCACGCATCGCGTTGACGTTGGCAAGTTCCTGCGGCCTTAACAGCGGGCCAAGCTGTTCAATTTCGGCAAAGGCTCGCTTGATGCGGCCGATGACTTTTTCGACCGTCAGGAAGGTGGCAAGTACGGTGCCTGCCCGATTCGTTGCACCGCTAATAGCACCGGCAATTGATGCCTGAAACTGCTTTAGTTGCCCCTCTACCGGCGCAAGTCCCTTTGCCACGCCTGAAGCGTTGGCGTCAATCATGATCGACAGGCGGCTGACTGTTGCCATTGGGGATCAAACTCATTGCTGCGAGCATGTCTTCAAACGTCTGCTCTGGGCTTTCCGTCTTCATGCGTGGCGGCATGAAATCCGCCAGCGAACCGCCTGCCATCGCTCTCGCCACAATCGCTGCCTGCATATCGCTGCGGTCGTAGCCAATCGCCTCATGTTTATGTAGGCACACCAGTTCGGCATACTCGCGCGAGGTCATGCGTTGCAGCATCCGGCGCGGTGTGCCAAACCCTAGACCCAATGCCAGCCGCCATTGCAGGACTCGCACCGGGTCGCTTGTCAGTTTTTTTCTAGTTCCTCCATGTCCTCTTTGCTGATGGCGTTCATCTCGCTGATGGCGTTGAACAGCCGTTGCACGCCAGGTGCAGCCCGCTTGCCAATCTTCTCGGCAGCGTGGTCGAGGTCGTTGGCAAACAACCGCTTACCGTTGGCGTCGCACAAGCAAAACGCGACCATCATGGCGCGAATGCCAATTAGCCCGCGTGTCTCTTTCAGTTCGACCAGCTGTGATTCCATCGCATCGCGCTCGTCCGCTCGTAGCGTGGCGATGTACACTTCCCCGCCCCACTCTGGCACCTTGACCAGTTTCGGGGGCAGGTCGTCGGCTTTGAGGATGTCGTCAACGGTTAGCATGCTGTCCTATCAAGTGAAGGTCGGCAGAGCTTGCGGGCGGAAGACTACTGTGGCGGTCATCAGGCCGCGCGACGTGACTTCGCCAGTGCTGTAGTCTGCGATGAAGCCGCTGCTGCACTGCCAGGTCTTTGTGGTCGAGTAGTTGGCGAACACGACTTGCGCACCAAAGCTGGTACGGGCAGCAGCCAGGCTGCGCAGCGTGGCGTGGGTCGAGGTGTTCGGGTCCAAGGCAATCACCACCGTAAGCTGTGGAATCGTCGGCACGCTGGCCGGAATCATGTACGGGCTGATGGGGTCGCTAAGCGTGGTCGCGTCAATCTCTTCGTTTTGGATGACGTTCGCGCCGTTGATGCTTTGCACCTGCGCTACGGTGTCATAGCTGCCGTTGTTGTCGTCGTCGATCTTGAATGTGACACTATGCCCGGTTTTACGTTCAGCCATCGGCGTACACCTCAATTAGCAGGGCGTGTATTGAATCGGTTTCAAAGCTGCCGACTGGCAGGATTTCGTAGTCTTTGCTGTGGTCGGTAATCGCGGCGAAGCTGATGCCGCGCCCGTTCCATTTGCGTTCGCTGCCTTCTAGAGTGGACTGGGGGAATCCATTGATGAGCCGCTTGACTTCGTTGGCAATCACATCCGCTTCGGCTTGGCGATCGGCTCGCACCTCTAAGTCAAAGTTCACCACCTCCAACCCGCCTACGCCGTCCAAGTCTGTCTCTTCAATCGCTCCGGTCTGGTGAAACACGATGTACGGCTTCGCGTCGTCATCGGGTGCGCTGTCCTCTAGCACTCTCCCCTTCACCGTATGGGCGATGATGGCTTGACTGGTCAGCCAGGCGCGGAAGTCTTTGGCAAGTGTGCTGCTCATTTGCGCCCCATCTTCGCCACTTCCTTGGTCAGTTCCTCTTGCATCTTCTTAGTCCCCGCCTCGCCTGCCTCGCGCCCCTTGGCGGCAATCGACTTTTGCAGGAAGCGTCCGTTCTTGTTCTTCTTTTCAACCAAGTGGATGTACCGACTGGGGCTGCGATACTTCAGCGACTTGCCCGCCGCCACTGCCTTGTCGAATCGCTTTTGTCCGCTGACTGCTATCGTGCCGTCTTTCTTCGTGCGGAATGTTGCCACTACGCCGATGTCGCCTCTCGCGTTCTTCTCTCCGATGGCTACCTTTACTTTGCGGCGGCTGCCGACTACTGAGTACGCCCGCTTCTTGTCCCTAGTCAGTGAGGTCTTAACGATTAAGTTCTTTTCGAGGGTCTTACTGTCCTTAGGAACTCGCTTGACCGCTTCTTTCTTCAGGATGCCGCCCGATGCTGACAGCCCCTTTTTGATGACCACCCGCTGAACACGTTCCGGCAGTTCGCGAACCGCTGCAATCGCTTCCGCCATGCCGATGACGTAGAACCGCAACGTCTGGTCAGCCATTACGCAGGCACCTGCACACCGCTGTTGAGGATGTTGAACCGGATACGTGCCGCCGTGGAGCCAACGCCCAGGAATGTCACGTAATCACCGCTGGCGAGGTCGCCTTCTGGAGCAATGCCGCCTGCCGTACCACTCAGCACGTACAACTCGCCAACCGTGACCGTAGCGCCGATGGTCAGTTCGCCGCTGGGGGCGTACTTGATGGGCTGCCCACTCGAAGCGCCGTGCAAAGCGATGCCGACAACGGTTGCCGTGGCCGATGAACTGTCGCAGTCGGCCAGCTTCAGCTTGTTCGAGTCGCTGGTATCCTCATACAGCACTTGCCCCGCCGTAATCGTCGCGCCCGCAGTTCCGTCACGCGGAGCCACGTCGGCATAGACAGCCACACTCGCAGCGGTAATTGACAGGTCAGGCATCTTTTAGTTCTCCGCAGATAAACTGCCACTCTTCGTTGAGTTCGTTGACGTTGTTAATGCCTGCGATGAATAGCAGGCGGTCGTTGTGTTTGATTCGCCAGGTCGTTGTCGGTTCAACTGCCTTGCTGTAGCGAGTTCGTAGGCGGTGCGTGGCTTGGGCGTTCTGTTGGTTCGCCACGAGTTGTTCGTTAGCGGTTAGATGCTCAATCGCACACCAGCACTTCGCCCGCGTCACCCACTTATGTTCGGGCTGGCCGTACTCATCACGACCGCCCGTTGGTTGTTTCTCCTGCAACTCAACTAGATGCCGTAGCTCGCCTGCCTTAATCATGCGTATTCCGCCACCATGTACGGTGCCAGCAAGGACTCTACAGCCAAGTCGGTCGGCTTTGAGTTGCCTTGCGTCACTGCTGACCGCATCTCGTACCAGTGATTGATAAGCAGCAGCATTGCGTGTTTAATCGGTTCTGGTACGGCTGACGCGCTCGCATAGCCTGCGGTGTAATTCACGGTTACGGCTGCAATGCGCGATTGCGTTGCCGGCCACGTCTTACCGTAAGCCGGCGTAACTCTCGCCATCTCGCTTTGCAGGTCGTAGATGTAATCGTCGGTCGAGAGTGTCGTAACGGTTCCGCTGGTGTCGTAGTAAGTGACGCTACTTACTGCCGTCACTGGCGGAAACCGCAAGAACACCACAGACGGGAACCAGTCCAGCGTGAGCTTCCAGGTGCAGCTCATAATGCTGCGCCCCATCTCACGCTGTACGTGCAGTCTCGCCCGCTTTATCAAATCGTTGATGGCATCATCTTCGCTGTCATCCGTTACCCGTAAATGCAACTTGGCCTGCTCAAGCGTCAACGCTTCACTGGTTGCGTCTGCTACGGGGCGTGTAACTGCGTGAGGTTTCATCAGCTACAGCGGCTTGTAGTAAAGGATGATCTGCCCAGTCTTGGAGTTGCCGGCGTTGTTCACCGTTACTGTCAGCTTGTCGCACACCACAGGCCAAGCCGCGATTCGCCCTGTGCCTGCGGTGTCTTCTAGCGGCAAGTAGGTTTCCAGTGTGGTTGTAGTGTGCCGAGCAATGAGCGCGGCAATCGCTACGTCATCCATGTGAATGGATAAGTCAACGCCTTCCTCGTCCGTCAGCACCACATCCCAATTCGCATCGGGGGCGGCGCTGCCGGGGTCGGTTACAATCTTGACTAGCTCGCCAACGATCTTTCGCGTAGTGCAAGCCACGCTGCCGGTCGTGTCGTCTGTCACAAAGTCAATCAGCACCTTACGCACGCCGGCGCGATAGCCTGAGCCATCTACGCCGTCGTCGTAGGTGATGGTCGTACTGCTGCCTGCCATCGGCTAGTCTCCGTGTTAGGCTGCGGCTTCAACGGCTGCCAGGGTAGTGCCTGCCAAGCCGATGGCCTGCCAGGTGGTTGCCGTGGTGCATACCGCAATGACCATCGTGCTGGCCGCAATCGCCGATTCAGCATCAGCACCGCTACCACCATTGATGGCAATGCTTGCGGGCGTGCTGGTCCGCAATTCGTAGCCAGTCGCGCCGTTTCGTAAAATCACAATCGTCCCCGGCGTAGGTGTCGGCAGAACGACAATGTGAGTTGCGTTGGCACTAGTGACGGTCACAAACTGCAACATGCCGGCGTCGGCAATGGTGCCAGTGGTCAATCCGTCCGCAGTAGCAGTTACAGCGGCGGTGTTGTAGGTCAAGTCGCCAAGGGTGACACCAGTGCTGGCAAGCGTCAGCAGAGCTTCTGCCGACGCATTTTCAAACACTAGACTGCCGCCTGACCACTTGCTGCGAACATTCGTTGCGGGCATCGTTGACCCTCCTTTGCTGTGAGTGGCTTAGACGATGGCCGTTGCTGGAATGTCTTGCGCGTACCGTGCGCCGTGTAGCATGATGGCGATGCCGCCAAGCACAGGCGAATCGACAACTTCGGCGGCTTTCAGGCGAACATAGCCATAGCCAGTGTCGCCAAGTTCTTCCGCGTCCACTTCGATCACATACAACTGGCTGCTGCCAGCCGTTGTCGCGAAGCCGGTTGTGGTGGCAGCGGTCAACGCGCCTTCAGTGTCACCGCTCGTAATCGCCTTGTAGCGAAACGGAATGGCGGTGACGTTCGAGCCGCTGGTGTCATCGCTGGCTTCCACCGTGATGGTGGAAGTGCCAGTCGTGCCAACTCCCTTGTAAATCAGGAAGGTGGCCTTGCTGTACGCCTTCATGTTCACGATGTCGCTGTACACCGTGCCGGCAAAAGCATCTGCCACAGGGTCAAGGCCCTTGACGAAATGCACAGTCTGAGAAAGAGGCTTAGGCATCGCTATTAGCTCCTGTTGGGTGTTGGGGTATTAGGCGCGGGTATCAAGCACAACGAATGGCGACTTGGTAGCCGAACCCTTGAACGGCGTCAGAGCCGAGTTCCACACCGGCTGCGCGTCGTAGCGATGAATAAAGCGGAACGTGTTCTCGTTCGTGGTGAAGCGAACGTGAATCGACGAGTCGGCTTGCATACCGCCCTTCTCAATGGCGATGACCTGCGAGAAGTCGGCCAGGATGATGTCGCCAGCGGTGCCAAGGGTCTGGCAGTATTCCACTGGAATCACAGGCCGGCCCTTGAGACGCCCGTAAGGCGTATCAGCAGCGCCGCCTGGTGGCATGTAAACAGGCACGCCACCCGTACCAATCGCCAGCGACATCGTATCGAGGGCGGGTTCCACGTCCTGATTGATGAGCCACACCGCATTGGCACGACTGCGCGCCCACAGTCGCGACCACATCTTGTTGATGTTTTCGTACACAACCGTGGCGGCTGCCTGTCCGGTTTCTTTGGCCACAGAAATCTTGGCGGGGCAATTCATCACGCCCAGCGGTTGACCTGCGCCAGTACCATTAACCAGCGCGTCCTCTTTCATAAAGGACATTTCTTCGCTGAACGCCTGCATGAACACCGAAGCCAGAGCCGAGGCATCTTGCAGCAGCCGATTGGTGACATAAGCCAAGCCAATCAGGTCGCGCAGTTCGAGTTCCATCTGGCGAAACTTCGGTTTCTTAGCAGTAGCCGCGTCGGCTTCCGCTCCCCAGTAGACTTGTACGCCACCCCAACGCGAGCCAGTGGCGCGGCTGGTTTCGTCCACCGCCAGCAACTTCAAGCCGTCGCTGTTGGGGCCGATGTTGATAGTGCGTACACGGCTGGCAACTTGGCCCATCTCGTTCATGCGGCTCAGCAGTTCGGTGCTGAAGTCCTTTTGAATGAGATAGCCACCGTCGCTTGGCACACCTGCCACGGCCGCGCCCGAAGCCGGCGCGAGGCTTTCCCACTTGAGGCGGTTATCTTCGCGGCCCGACAAGGCAACACCGGCAATGGCTTGCAGTTGCTCGCCAAGGCTGCGGAACGGCTCTGGCTCCTTGACGCGAATCTGCGTCTGTGCCAGTTGGTCCGGCTGGGTTTGCCGGCCATTAGCTTGCGACAAATCAACACCGAGGCTGTCGATGTACGAGCGGTTTTCGCGGTCCTTCTCCAGTGCCGCAATGTCGGCCTTGAGCGCTTCCGCTTCGGCTTTCAGCAAGTCAATCTTGCCGAGTTCTTCCGCAGAGAAGGGGCGGTTTGAGAGTTTGCTGGCCTTGGCGTAGGTCTGCAACTCATCTTTGATGGCCGCAAGTCGCTCTTGCTTCTGTTGAATCGGGTCCACTGCTGTGCCTCCTGGTGGCCAGCGAACCCGAATGCGGCTACGAAAAACGCCAAGCATGTGCGGGCATCTGGCCAGTTTGTGAAACTGGTCCAGGTAGCCGGCAGCCGCTTGGCGTCTGACGCTCTACCGTTAATTGGTTGATGTAATACTACGAGAAAGCCGCTAGTCGCGTCTATCAGTTTGTACCAAACTTGCGCCCATATTTCTGAACGGTGGTCTTACTAATGCACAAGGCTTGCGCCACCTTGCGCACTGGTTCCATTTGGCGACGCTGTTGGATTTGCTCGCGTAAAGCAAACGGCAGAGGCTTTCCCCGGTTGGCCATCAATCAAGCTCCGTGGCAATGTAGATGTCCAGCATCACGCCATCCGCTGACGGTGCTACGGGTGCTGGCGGTTCTTCGGTGTCTGGTTCCACGCCGTAACGGTGGTTCAGGTATCGCTGCACAAAGGCCGATAGTCGCGACTCAACGAACTCGCGCGGCTTGCCGTTGAACTGCTGATTGAGCATTTCGCAGCCTTGTCGCACAAGAGCATCGGGCAATCCGTCTACGGTGCTAGACGATAGAAAGGAGTTTGTCGCGTCGCCAGTGTCTACGATGTCGCTGGCATGTAGGCAAGTCGGTCGCCACAGGGGAGGCAGTTCCTTGCCGGCGTCATCCTTGAGCGGTCGCCCTTGCTTGTCCAGACGATGCTCTTGTTCTGTTTGCAGTACCAGCGACGTGCCGAACGCTTCTGGGTCGCTTTCGGCTAGGTCCATCACGTACACGCCCAGCGGCTTGCCACCGCCGATTGGCTCGTCTAACGCCGTCTTGTCTAGGTATAAGTCACCGCGAGCAACCAGCACTTCCCGCATCAGTGGCTTTCCGTCGCTATCGGTGCCGGCCTCACGCAATACGGTATCGCTTTTAACGTCATGAAAGCGCCCTAGAAACTTGCCGATGCCGTCATCTGACAGGTTCGGATGGGCGAACCGGCTCTTGAGTCCGCTGCTTTTGCTTTTCGCCAAACTGACGATTTGACGAATGGCCTTGCGGTCGAACTCGCCGCGTCCTTCGCTCTTGAATGGCCCTTCCTCTGCGAGAATAACGCCGTGAATGATGGCTTTCTCGCGATCTACTGCCGACGCGCCACCCGTTGCCGCGCGTAGCCATTCGCTTTGCGTTGCCGTTTCCATTACAAACCCTCCAGTTCAATAGTTCGTTCGTGCCAAGTTGCTACGCAGGCGTCTACCTTGCCGGCCAATTCTTCCGGCTGACAATCCAGCAAGGTGTCAAGCTGTTGCTTAGACTCCTTGATGTGGCTGCTGATGATGCCGCTCAAGTCCGCCTTGCTGTTGCTGGCGACGGCTGCCAGCTTGAATGGTCGCGCCAAGCTACGCTGCATGGTGCCTTCGTGCTTGTCGTAGAACTCAGACAGCCGAGCATCAAAGCGGCTAGTCTTCTCTGCTACTCGCTTTACGTTGTTAATCTCGACTGAGAGCATCCGTTGCCACACATCCTGAAGCATTGCCAGCGCCATCTCAGAAACCACCGCCCGTAGGTTGTCGTCGTCCTCTGGTTCGTCTTCTTCGTCGGCTGGTGGTTCATTGGCGGGTGCTGGCTCTTGCGGCCCCTTGGCTGCCATCTCTAGTGGCACCATCGCCTGTTGTAGCCAGTGAAGGTCGCCTAGCGGGCCAATTGGGTTGCGGTCTTCCAATGCAAGCCACTGGTTTAGCGTTAAGGCACCGTTGAAGAATTGTTGCTGTAGGGCATTCGTGCGCGTCGTGATGTCGGCTCGCTCTAATCCCTCAACAACGTGCTTAAAGTACAGCGACTTGCGCTCCTCTGGTGTCAGCAGCTTCTTATTTAACTCTTGCTCCCACAGCACCAGCCATCGCATCAGGCTGTACTTCACGAACTCAAGCGACTGCTGCTCGATGTTATTGTTCGTGCTGCGTAGCAAGTGGCCTATTAAGTGCGGTGGCACTCCGTACCATCGGGCGATTTCTTCGATATTGTGCTGCCGCGTTTCAAGGAACTGCGAGTCTTCGGCGCTAAAGGAAAGTACCGTAACGTCAGCGCCTTCCGGTAGCAGTGCCGGGCGTCCGTTGTTCTCTGGTCCGCCGTGAATCTCCTCCCACTGCCGGCGAAACTCTGAACGGGCGTCGTTGTCCTTAAACTTTCCACCCTTAACGACAATCTTCGGGCGTGCTGAGTTGCCGAAGTACGCCGCGCCTTGCTTCTCGGTAGCGAGTCCGAACCCGATGGAGAGTCGCGCACTGGCAACCACGCCTTTGCCAATAATGCCGTCTTCGCTAATTGGGCTGGGTACGTGCAGAACTTCACTATCGCGCAGTTCGGTTGGCTCGGTCAGGTTGTTGTTGATGTAGTACCGCAGGCGTCCATCGCTGCCGCGTCTGATGTTCTTTTCTGGAATCCGACTCGCGTGGATAGGATGCAGCGCCACAGGCTGCCCGGCGCGGTTGCGTTCGATCTCGCTAAAGCAGTTGCCAGCGTTGACCTGCTGCGCAATACGCGACGAGCGGTACATCATCGTCGTCATATCGTTGTTCGGTGCGTCGTGCACCAGATAGTAACGGGGGTCGTCGGTCGCCGGCTCACTGCCGCCGCCAGGCAATCGCCGGAACAACTTCAGCGGCAGCATTGCCCCCGATGTAGACAGCAGCATGGTTGCCGCCCAGCAAGCCGAGTACGTCATCGCGACGTTCTCATCTACGGGCACGCCTGCCACCGTGCGATTGGATGGCAGGCCATACCAAAAGTCGTCGTGTGGTGCTGGGTTCAAGTTAAACAGGTTCATCAAGCTCATTGCTGCTTGCCTTTCAGTTGTGCCAACACCACGAACGCCAGTCCGATGCCGCCCACTACCACCAGCGATAACGCCGGGTCTTTAATTGCTACGCCAATGCCTATCAGCGCGGTCGATACGATAACCACGCCGATGTCTACAAACTTTGTCATTACACGCCCATTTCCGGTGTCCACACTTCGTCAGGTACACACGCCTGTGCCCTTGCCAGCCCCATCACCAGCGCCACGATGCCGTCGATGCGTTCCGTGCTGCGTTTCTTCGATGGCTTGATATTGCCTGCCGCGTCCTGTTCAATCGCCACGTTGGCGGCATTCCAGCGCAATACAGGGTGGTCGCCATGACGTAAGCGGCTTTCGAGTACCAAGCCTTCGAGCGCCTTGCTTGGGCTGCTCATACTGGCGTACCCCTGCCCAAACTCCGCCATCGCGAAGCCGTCGCCGTCCAGTTGCGTGATAATCTGGTTCGCGTTCCAGCGGTCGCAAGCGATTTCCTGTATCTGGTACTGCTCGCGCAGTTCGTTGATGAACTTGCGAATGTACTCGTAGTCAATCGCGTTGCCGGGAGTGGTCTGGATGTAGCCTTCCTTGGCCCAAATGTCATAGGGCACGCCATCGATACGGCTGCGCCGGCGAATGTTTTCCTCTGGCACCCAGAAGAAAGGGAGTACGTCGTAGGTGCCGTCGTCGTCTGGGAACACCAGCACCAAGGAGGAAAGGTCGGTCGTCGTTGATAAGTCCAAGCCAGCCCAGCAGGGTCGGTCGGTCAGGTCGCGCAACTCGCCACCCATCTGCTCCCACTTCTCCATAGATAGCCAGCGGGTTGCTTGCTCGGTCCACTGGTTGAGGTAGAGGTTGCGGAAGCTGTTTTCGTAGCTAGGCGATTCCTTGGCGCGGCTGCACTCATCGCGGAGAAAGGCAAGCGAGATGCTTTTCTCTAGGTTCGGGTTGCAGCGGTGCCAAATGGTTTCGTCTGTCCAGTCCTCGTCATCACCGAGTTCATACAGCAGCGGCAGGAAGTAGGGATTGTCGTTGATGCCGTCGCGAATCTGGCGGGCGCGGTTCCATACGTCCCAGCAGATCGAGTGTCGGTCGTGCCCCGCCGTGGTAATCGAGACAAACAACGGGTCTTGCGTCGCACCTTGCCCCGTCTTTAAGGCTTCGTACAGGTCGCCGTTCTTCTGTGTGTGCAACTCATCGAAGATAACGACCGCTGGCTTCGTGCCGTGAACTGGCCCCGCTTCGGCTGGAATCGCCCGATAGAAGCTGCCAGTGCGTTGGTAGGTGAGCCGCTTGGTCGAGTCGATGACCTTGAGCTTGCTCGATAGCCGCCGATTCGCGTTGACCATGCGGGCGCTCATGTTGAACACTAGCGATGCCTGGTCGCGGGATTGTGCCGCCGAATAAATCTGCGAGGCGCGACGGCCCATCGCCGTGAGTTCCAGCAGAACCAAGCCAGCCGCCAGCGTTGACTTTCCGTTCTTACGCGGGATGCCCACCAGCGACTCGCGGTAACGCCGCGTTCCGTCCGGTCGCTTCCATCCGTAGAGGGTTGCCACATAAGCAGCCTGCCAGGGTTCAAGGCGGAAGGGGTCGCCACATTTCGTGAACGGCGAATCGTCAGGATGGGTCAGCACATCCGAGAAAAACCCCACCGCGTGCGCAGCGGCAGCCGCATCCCACCGGCAATCGCCAGCGGTACGTAGCGGGTTGTAGCCCGCTAGGTTCTTCGGTGGTGTGCTGAATGGGGTCAACCAGTCACCTTAAAGTAGCGGTCCTCAATCTCGTCGGTTTTCTCTTCGTGGCCGGACATAATCTTCGCGCGGTCAGCGGGAGTCAGGCCGAACTTGCCTGCGAGGGCTGACCACTTGGCAACGACCTTGCACAGCCCGTCAACATCGCCTTCGCTGCTGCACTGCCAGTAGTGCCGCCAGAGGTCTGCCAGGATGGCAAGGGCGTCCGTGTCGATCCGCTTTGTAACGCCGATGGCTGACAGTTCCGCAGACACAAAGTTAAAGTGCTCGCGAGCTGAACCTTGCAGGCGTTCGGGGCATTCTGGAAAGCCCGAAAGCGGCATATCGGGCGGGATAGCCGTGCGCGAACGGTTGCCTTCAAGGTCGCGAATTGCCGATGGTTTGCGTGGTCTGCCCCGGCCCATAGCCTAGGTTTCCTATATTCCCGAAAA